GATGAGGAAAGAGAACCTAACGGCGCTATAGTCGTACCGTTTGCAGTTTTCACGTAAACGGTTGCGGTAATGTCAGTGATTGGCGCTGTAGGCTTGACCCAGATCGCGCCTTCAAACATCACAGGGACCATATCAGCGGCTTTATAGGCTTCTTTGCCGGCAGTGGTTTTACCGGACTTACCTACGCCGTGGCGCACCACAACACCGAAACGTGTAGGTGTAGCACCTGCCACAGCCGTTACAGATTTGCCATCAGTCGTGCGGACAACTACATCACCGTCATTGACTAAAGTCAGACCTGAAAGCGGTAATGACAGTACAACTTCTTTGGCAGTTAAACGGCCACGCTGACCGACTACCGCATTTAATTGCTGAACCATGATTCAAGTTCTCCTTAAATTGTTTTGTATGCAGCAGACTTGTCATAACCCTTATTTTCTTTAGGGTCCTGATTATTGTTTTGCTGTTGTTGCTGTTGATGTAATACATCACCGACTGCATTGCCTGGTGTGGTCGACTTCACTGCTGACAGTGCACGGAATACCGTGTCGATCTGTTCAGGTTTAGCATCACCGACGGCGACACCACCAAGTACAGCGGTCACCAATGTGTCACCTGCTTTAGCTGCAATCACATCACGTTTGATTTGCTCACATGAACAGCCTTCAGTTTTGATACCTGGTACCAAGGCAACGGCGTCCGCAACCACTGACGCGCGTTCTGCTACGACCTGATCAAGTTTTTCAGGTGTCATTTGGTTTTGCTCCAGATCACCAACTTTCTGCTTAAGCTGTGCATTTTCAGTCTGCAAGGTATCAACCACTGCCTGAACAGCTGGCAATTCATCACCGATGGCAAATTGTTTGTCACCGACTTTAAGTTTTGCTGCTTTCAAGTTTTCGAGTTGGTCTTCTTGTTGCTTTACAGCATCTGCTAGTGCTTGGTTGTCACCAATCTCAAAGCGAATACCGTTTACTTTAACTTCCATCTTTTTCCCCTTTGGGTTTGGTTTATGGTCACCGACGCGACAATCACCGCCACAGCGACCGTATTTCACCAGCGCCACGTGATTGCCTTTAAAATTAATAAACCGGGCTTGATACGGCGTACCGTCTGGTGCTGTGCCTTGTTCAAGCACAAGATCAGCTCCATAGCCCAATGAGATTTCGACACGCTCATTGTTTTGAATAGCATTGATACTGTTCTGATCTTTGATGATCAGATCACCCAGCATGAATTCCCCCTCTTGGCGTACATTCTCACAATCGCCAATGTGGTAGTCCTTCCAGTTGGAGGCATTGATTTCATTCTTAGGTGGGTGATAGTCCGTTGCATCTACGCCGTCGAAACTTTTGATAACTTCCGGTTTAAATAGATCCTCAGCTGCCACATAGACATTGATGACCTGATCCGCTGAATAGCCTTCCAAATTTGGAAATTCATAAGCGTAGTACTGACGGACTTGCGGTGCTTTGGCCAAGCGAACGTTGACGCACTTGAGATAACCTTCTTGAGTAAATGAGCGTGTACTTTCGCTTGGTGCAAAGTCACCAATTTTGAGTTGGTAAATGAGTTTCATAAATTTCGCCCATAAAAAAACCACCTTGCGGTGGTTTTGAACTAGTTAAAATTAGCTAATTATCTTTCGCTTGGGGTTTTTTCGAAAAAATGGCCATCTAAAAGCTGACTTAAATCTATTGAAGCACTAACAACACTCCAATCTATTGTGTTAAGAAATAAGATAGTCCATGTTGCCATTAAAACGAGACCACTTCTGATAGGTACACGACTTACAGAATATTTTTTCAATATCAGCATATTGATTATGGAATCCATCCAACCTGAATGTTTATTTATCTTAGCAATTACTTTTGTGCTTTGTTCTTTGTGACTTTCTTGATCATCGAGATTAAAAAGAGGAATGAAAGTCTCAGATCCAATAACACCTTTTAATCGTTCTTCAATCTCACTAGTCTTTAATTCCCACCATTCTTGCCAATATTTTGCTCCCGCTGCTACACCTATTTGATGCCATGAAATAAATATTCCAGCAAAACAAATTACGAACTCTACGAAAGGCTTGCTAGCTTGATTATTAAAAACTGCTGCAAGTAATACACCTTGAAATAACATGAAGAAATTATTTCTGTTAATTAACTGATGAATCTCAAAGTTTCTTGTTTCAATTGCTAATTTATATACCGCTTTTAGCTCTGAAAGCTTTTCAGCATTGTCTTTGTTTGGGTCTATCATAATGATGATCAGTAAAATTATTTAAAAGAATCTTAAAGATAAATTTTAATTTTACAACCCAAATTATAGAATGTCTTTTTATATTAAAAACCCACCGAAGTGGGTCAATAATCAGCATTATTCAAGGCTTTAGATACACTCGGATTGAGTGGCCACCTCGAGCAGCATTATAACTATGTTCAACATCACGCACGGTACCTGAAACTTCGTCGCCGTTTTCAGTCGTACCATTAAATATTTCACCAATTCGAGGTACAACTTCCAAGTCCGCATCCATTGCTAAATGATCGTGATTAATAATTTCAACTTGCATAAGAAAATTCCTATCTAATGAGAATCAACTTTATGAAAGTTATAAAATTTAATCAATCAGCACATTTCACATAGATAATAAAAAAGCCACATTGAGAGTGGCTTTTGTTTTTCATAAAGCTTATAGGTTATTTACTTAAAGCATTTTTGCTTTGTGCAACTAATGCTCTAGCCTCTTTCATAGCTGCTTTGAAATCCTGCCGCAATGAGACGACTTCTGATTTCGTCAAGGCTATTGGGCTTCTTGAAGTGCCCGAGCTCACCTTGCGTGAGATATTCGATTGGGAAACCAAATTCATTTTTCCACCACTCAGAAAGTTCAGGATGTTTGTTTCGAATAAAACTTAATGTTTTATCTAATGGGACAAGATCTAAATCTCGATAACCAGTTAGAGTAACTCCTAGTATAACCTTTCCACCATTAGATTCAATATGTCCTTTTAAGGCAGCCAATGTACCACCCATCGAAACAGTATCATCTATGATAACGTAGTTTCTACCCACTTCAACGTGTCCATCAAATATTGGCTGGCGTACTATTCGCTCATATGCATTTGCATCAGTATGGTTTGCCTTAACTGTTTGAACAATATCATCACAAACTTCAAGACCTAAATCACCACCAATAATCTCTGCAAAAACAGCAGGAATTCTATTTTTGCCTAAATGCTCTTGAGCTAGAACAGGAACAAGTATTGGATTATGTCCAAGTATTAAAGCCCCAATATCTAAAATGTCTTCAGATGTTAAAACATGTTCTACAAGTAATTCATAAGCAGATAAAACATTACCACCTTTAGCTTGTAAGTATAGCTCTTCAGATGCTTTCCTTAGTGTGCCAGAGGGATATAGTACTTTGATTTTTGGGAAATCACCCCAAGGTGTTCGTACAAAATTAATAACTATATTCCTGTAAGAAATATTCAATACTATTATTTTAAGCGCTTGAAAATCAAAAACAACTCAATCAATCAAAATATCATCATAATTCGGCAATGCGGTACATCGACACCCAACCTTTTGACCTGGATGCCCATCCTTAGGTGGTGTATCCCATCGAAAGGTCTTACCATCATGGCTAAGGCATAACGGACGCACACGATCATCGTTAGAGTCTTGCCAATCGTATGTTTCCACACCCATGGATTCCTGACGCTTCTTATTGATTGCGCCGTTGATCTTACCCATCTGATCACGAGCAATTAGCCTCGTACGATAGTCCGTACTATGACCAAGCTTTTTAATTTCCTGTGCTAGTTCCTCGTTGGTCTGCCCTGTCTGCAAGGCATTCATCACCAAGGCTTCAAGCTTATCCGTGTACTGACTTGGAATAGACTTAATCAGCGAAACGTTTACAGCAATCTGAGTATCAATCTCATCCTGAATATCAGCGCCACGGAAAAACGGCGTCAAATCCACACCAAGAATGGTCTTGGTATGACTGGCAATCTGCTTATCCACTTCCTTGCTGGTATCCATAACAACCTTAGTGGCCAAAGATACCGACACTTCCATGGTGTACTTAACTATCTTTTCACGTAACGCCGTGAATAGATCCGTCACCCAGCTATCACCAATGTTCTGACCTACCGTAGGTAAAACAAAATCCTTGGTTTGTTCCTGGCAAAACTTGGATATTTCCAAAAGCTGACGTGTATAGAACAGCTCAACACGGCGATTGACCTTGACTGCCTTAGGCTTAGCCTTGCGACCTTTCTTGCGTTTTTTGATCTGCTGAAGCTGTGGTTTAAGGATCTGTATCATCGTCGTCATTTGGCTTCACCATCGTTTCTAATTCTTTGATGTGATTTTCATCAATGACTGAGTAAACGCCGTCGATGACTAACTGACGTGCAATCTGAGGCTCAGTAATGATGGCCATGTTTAAGTATTTCTCGTCGCGTTCTGCATTCGCTTTTTCCACTTCCGCACGGACTTTCGCATCCAATTGCCAAAGTGGATTGAACACCACATTCAGTTCAGGAATCTGGCGTCCAAACGTAGACTGGCAGATCACGGTAAGAAACTTCATTAAGATCGGCTTGAGGTCCCATTCCTGCTTAGTGGCAATTGAGTCGTAATAATTACGAGTGTCATGCTCACCAGTAGCATTCATTCCTGCAGGTGATTGGCCAAACAGAATCGTATAGGGAATATCTGCCGCACCCGCCGTCTGGACTGAGAATTCACGCATCATGTCAGGCAAGCCAGCGAAGTTATATGTCTTGGAACTGTATTCTTCCTCAGCATCAAGGACCAACATGCCATTCAAGCTTTTCATCAAGCCCACAGACATAAAGCGCTCCATGACTCCTTTCATATCCTCTTTGATCTTGTCGACCAGGTTGGGCGTTTGAATAACATCAATCTTAGATTCATGAATCAGGCTGGCGGATCCACGCTTAACACTGGCATGATCGAGCAGGTCCTCATAGACTTCCTGCAAAATACTTTGAGGTTCTTCATTCACCACATCCGCATGTGCAATACGGATTAAGCGAGAATAGTGAATGCGCTTCTTCGCTTCATCTCCCATCTTCATGTCGTAAAATTCAGGCTGTTTGAGCAATCCACAACATGCCGACGGTGGCAAATATGTGTTTTTGTCCGGTTTGATATATTTCTTCTTAACCACCGTAAAGAATTCCAAACGACCTTGGCCAAGTTTCGAAATATCTAAAGGTTGATCTAATGCAGCACCATCAGCCGTTCCAAGCAGGATATATACAACGCCGTAGAGGCGCGAAAGGATTAAGCCTGATAAAAGCACCTGATTTAAATGAAATGCCTTACACGCTTCTTCAAGGCGCTTTAAATCACCACCTTGTATGCCTTCATAGAACCATCCAGCACGAAGCATGTCTGACGCAGGTCGATTGACGATACGGCGTGCGAGCCAGTTTTGGTACACCGCTTCAAGCTGTTCATCGTCAATATCTTTACGTACGAACTTTCCAGCACTGGCTTTATCGCGCTCGGTACCAATATTCGATACCAGGTTCGTATATGCACCAGCATCACCAATAACGTTAATAGCCTGTTTTACTGCATCAGCTACAAGCGTTTTAATTTTACCGCCTGTATCCGACTTTTTATCTTTAGCCATAAATACCTCTAATCAAATACAGTCGGCTTTTTCGCAAGAGAATCATTAA